TGGCGATCTCAAACGTGAATGCGACAAGCGCGCGATTCAGACGCTGATCACGCATCCGAAGACGAAGCAACCGCCAGACTGGGCTGAAAAGATCGGTCAGTCGCTGCACTTGCTGCGACCGAACGTCTATCAAGTCAACTTCAACATCTCGCGCAGAATGATGCTCGAACGCTACGGCACAGCCGGGCTGATGCTGCCGATGGGAATCGACGTCGAAGCGTTCGTCGAGCTGCAGACGCAGTTCTTCATGCGTTACTCGCTACCGCTCGCAGAAAGCTACGTGGTGCCGTCAGGAAGCGGCACAGCTGCGTCGTGCATCGCTCGCGCAGTCAAGAGCAGCTGCTCGATCTACGCGATCGCCACGCGCCCGAGAGCGAGCGTTGAGCGCGTCGTGCAGAACAATGCAGTCTGTGACTTTCGCGTGCGCGTCTTCGAGCATCATCATCAGAGCGGCGATCGCGCGAGCTGGCCAGTCACGAAGGGCTGGGAACGAACCGCCTACTCATGGCTCGAAGAGAACATCGAGCGACTCAAGCAGCCGATTTGTTTCGTCAATCTCGGACGCTGACTCTCAGTGCGTGTAGATGTAGGCGTTGTGCCGATTGTTGTTCACACCCGTGTTCGCGTTCGCTGGCGGGTCAGCTGTCGGTTCGCCGCCGCCGAGCTTGCCGTATTGAATGAACCCCATCTCTGACGCCTGCAGATCGAGACCGTTCATGTTCAGCGAATTTTGATCGAAGTCGAGAATCGCGACGCCGAGACTGCTCGCGTGCAGACAAACATCGTTCTGCCACGCGAGCCACGAACCGCCTCGAAAGCTGCCGCCGATTGCCGCGTAAACGCCGGTCTGGTTGTGCAAGATGTAGCAGATCGTGCCTGAAGCTGCCATGCCGTTGAGGATCGAGCCAATCGCGAAGCCAGCGCCGCTTGGATTGATCGCGTTGCCGCAAGCGTTGATGTAGGTCTGATCGAACGCGTAAGCGAGACCAGTGCCAGTGATGCCGAAGTCGCATTGCGTGATGCAGCATTCTTGCCCGAGACCGAGCGTGCCACCGACGACGTTGACGCCACGCGCTGATTTGAAATCGCCAGTGCCAACATTGAGCACAGCGACGTTGATCAAATTGCCATCGTTCATGATGTTCAACGTGTATTGTCCGCCGGCGAAGCAGATGTTCTTGATCTCGCCAATGCCGAAAGGGCAGCTCAGCAGCATCTCGCCAGCTGCGGGATTGCCGCCGGGGCCTGTGCCGTTCGTGAAGCGCACGATAGTCGGCAGAAAACAGAGTCGACCAGCTGCGCCGACGACAGTCGTGTAGTTCGCTTGCGTGTCGCGCTTCTCAAGTGTGCAAGTGACTTTGTTGCCGACGATCGCAGTGATTCTGCAGCCGCCTTGATACGTGCCGCCGCACGCTGCGAGATAGACACGTTGGCCGACTGCGAGACTTGAGACATTGTCGAGTGTCACGTCTTTCGATGCTGCGAGCACGTTGCCGATGCTCTGAATGTTCTTGTCGATGCGCGGTTGTCCCCACAAGCGAATCTGCTTCGAGTTCGGATGATTGAAGTTGATCGCTGACAAGCCAGCTCCGGGCGGCGAATTGTTGAACGTGCCGCTGTAGACGTGAATCGTCGCGATCTTGTCGCTCGGAATGACGAAGCTCAGCAAGTAATCGTGCGCAGCTTGAATCGTCGGAAAGAGCACGTTCGGATCGCTGATGCCCGGATAAGTCTGCGGCACGTAGAGATCGACGTTCTGCTTCAGACGTTTCTGCGCGATCGTGATGTAGGTCGCGCCTGCATCTTCAATCAGCTCGATGCCAGCGCCTGCATTGAGTCGCTTGAAGCTCAGCACATTGCCAGCTGCGTCTTTGTAGACACCGGGGCCAATCGCTGCAGTCGCGAGATTCTGGCCAATCACATTCTCGCTGGGGCCGATTTGAATGATGAGACTCGCTTCAGGGATGCGATCGATCACGAGCTTGATCTTGAACGCTTGCAGACTCGGACTGCCCGGGTCGACCGTGTCTGGCGGGTCTGTCAGCACATTCGCGACTGAGTAGAGTCGATCAGCTTCGGCGCCGATGTGCGCCATGACGCCGACTTCGCGCAGTTGAAACACAGCTGGCGCGTCACTGCTCAAGAACGAACCTTCGACAAGCATCGTGCCGTCGCCGTAGTCTTGCTTTGCGCTGACAGCGACGTCCATCTGATGATTAACAAGCGAAGTGAGCGGCCAGAGATCGCTGGCTTGAGTGACACTGCCGCTGCCGACAACGATCTTTGTGATTGTCAAAACTTCGCCAGCTTGCGCTCTGCCGAGCATTGACTTGCCAGCGTTGGTAAATTCTTGCTTGCTCAGTGACATGGTTGTTTCTCCTATGGATAGTTCGTTGGTGCTGCGCTCTCGCGGTAGATGAATCGAAGTGTCATGCCAGCCCAGCCGATGTTGCAAGTGCTCGTGCGCGGTCGAATGACTGCTTCAAGCCAGCGACTCACGGGTTTGTAGCGATTGATCAGCTCGACCATTTGATTCTCAAGCTCTGGGTCTGAAATGATGTTTTCGTCAATCAACACGCGAAAGCGGTAGCGATCGTGCCAGTTGCCGGTGCCGACAGCGTTGTTCCAGATTTCATTGTGCGTGCCAGTGCCTGCAGTTGTGAGATCGATCGCAGCGCCGCCGAGAGTGCTTGATACTTGAAGCGCGCCCTCGGGCTCCCAGTTCTTCACGTAGTAAGTCGTGCCGACGACAAGCGGTGCAGGCAGTGTGTTGCCCGTCTCGCCGAGCTTGAATGTGATTTTCATTCCCTCAGCGAGCGTGCCGCGCACAGCGCCAATGCGATTGAGTGACGCATCAACATCTGCAGGAGAGAAATCTGCAGCCCATTCTGTCGCGTCGACGTTCGGGAAATTCGGCGGCAACGGCGATTTGTATTGAAACCATTCTTCGAGCGTCGCGCCGCCCGGGAAGTAAGTGTTGATCACCTCTTCGACGAGCGCCACTGTGCCCTTCGTTTTGTGCCAGATGATCGACTGCTGCACGAGATTTTTCTTGAAGTCGATGTCTTTCGTCGCGTCGTAGAAATCGACGTGAAACTGCCACGCGAGAATGTCGACGAGCGTTTCGTCGGTCAGTCCCATGATGTTCGGAATCATGATGACTTGCCCGGTCTCGTCGATGATCTCGAACATCTGATTGTCGAACGCGACCGACGCTGATTGCACTTGACGATCGTATGCGATCGACGGCGTGCAGTTGTCGATCAATCGTGTGCTGCGCAGCAGGCTACTCATCAGACCTCCTCAAGTCCTGCAAAGTTGATCAGCGGCGCTGGCGTGTCGGTATGCACAGCGAGCTGGTTGTAGTTCATCACTTGAAACGTCGGCGTCGGCGAATTGATCACGACACGTTTCGCGCCTGCTTCGAGCACGCGCTTGATCAGCTCGTCGCAGTTGAGATCGCGCGAGATGTGCGATCGCTGCCAGAGGATCCAATCGTTCACAGCTTGCGTCACATTCGCTTGAATCGTCGAGAGCAGCACTTCGTTGTCTTCGAGCACGAAATAGTCCATGTCGAGCGAGTAATTGAACGCAGTCGCGAGCTTTGCAGTGACGAAGTCAGTGACCGGGCGCACCGTGTCAGCGCTGCATTTTGCTTCGACGAGATCGAGAATCTCTTGCGAAGGCAGCACGCCGTTCTTCATCAGCGGATAGAGCCACACTTCGCCAGCGATCTCTGGCGCGCTGTGAACAACGCACTGAATGATGTCTGGGTGCGCGCTCAACGCCCAGAACTCATACGCGTCTCTGGGGCCGCATGTCGAATAAGATTCGATCGCGAGCCAGATGCGGTAGCGATACTGCTCGTCCTGCTCTTCGTCGCTGCCGCCTGCTGTCTCGGTGAGATTCGTGACAGTCACTGCGAAGGGCTGATTCCAGTTGATGATCGAGTTGATCTGACCGGGTGTGAAACCGTTGCCAATCACGCCTTCGAGCAGCGCGCGCGCGGGCACGTCGACAGTCAAGTTGGGGCCGACAATGATACCAGCTTCAGTCGTCTCGAAAATGATCGCGTTCGGAGCTTGCACTTGTGTGCCTGCGGGAATCGTCGCGTCGAATGCGAGCGGTGCAGTCAACGAGAATCGCAGCGTCGTCAGCGCTGGCTGTGCTTGCAAGCGCAGCGTGCGATTGCCGTGCAGCGCGGCGAGATTGTCGAGATAGTCATCCTTGGCGTATTTGAGCAGATTCATCTTGCCCGTGAAATCGATCAGCGTGCGCTGATGCGAGAGCCAGTGACAAACTGTGAGCAGATGCAGTCGAACAGGATCACCCGGTGCGAGTGTCTTTGCGATGTTCGTCAGCGCGAGAAACGCCTGCTGATAGTCAGTGATGACTTCGGCTTCGATGACAGTCGCGTCTTTGACTGCGAAGTCGATGTCTGGCACATAGTCAAGCCCGTATTCGGGCGCGCCGATATTACTTAGATCGTTTGCCATCTTTCGGTTCCTCCTGTCCGTCTTTTCGCAGCGATTCGAGTTCAGCGATCGCGCCGGCAATCTGTTGAAAACGATTCTGATTCTGTGCGACGCGCTCTTGAAACACTTTCACCATCTCTTGATGCTGCGCGATCATGGCATCGTGATTCTGCTGCAGCGTTGCGCGCTCGATCTGCAGTTCAGTGATGCGTTCGTCGATCTTTTTCATGATGGTTGGAGCTTGTATTTGATGCCGTCGACGATAGCAGCTTCGTCAATGAAAATCGTGTAGCGAATGATCTTCTCAGTCGTGCCGCCGTGATTCGGGTTCGGGTTTAGTCCGACGCGACGTGCGCACTCGCACGACATCTCGCCGAGCTTGTCGGGCGGTCCCTTCTCGCCAGTGATCGCGTCAGTGATCATGTGATTGAGCGTATTCTCAGCTTGCGCTTCAGTGCCCATGATGACGCCGTCGACTGCGCTGACGATGAAGGGCGGGACGACAATGTAGGGCACTTTGTCAGCATTGAGATATTTGCCGTTGTTGTAGTAAGCAGTGCCGCGCTGGTAGTGCGGGTCGCCGTAGATGTTCTTTGGCATCCCGTCGCAGCAGATCGCCGCTTTCGCGATGAAGCGAATGATCTCGCGACCTTGCTCGTCGTGCCCATGATAGATCGGGACGCCTTCAATTTGCCCGATCTTTTTCACCGTTGAACTCCCTTCTGCCGTAAGCACGACCGCTGATGAAGCCGACGAGCGCACCGACGATCGTGCTGATGATCTGCGTCACTGTTTCGCTGACCTTGCTGATGTCCATTTCGGGATGAACTAAGCGAGCGATGATTGCGCCACTGATCATCAGAACCAAGACGATGCACACAAGCACAGCGAACAGAATCACGACCACGTCTGTCGTCGAGCGATTGCCGATGCTGATGAACTTGCCCATAGTTCACCGCACTCTCCTTGCCTCGATGAAGCCGTAACCGGTGCGCGATGCTGCGTTGCCGCCCGTCATGGCGCACAAATAAACAGTCGTCGTTGATGCCAAGCTGACGCGACGTGTCGGCAGACTCATCAAATAGCCGAGCGTCTGCGCTGCTGCTGTCGGATTCGATTGCCCGTTGATTGCTTCGTATCCGTCACGCGGAATCGACGCTGATGTGCCGACGCTGATGTTCGCTTGCCCAACTTCCGCGCCGTTCGATGCGATGTTCGTCGGCAAGATGATGACTTGACCGCGCACGTCCCAATCGCCGGCAGTGAGCGAAATGCTCGTGATGTTCTTCACGACATTGTTGCTCATTGCACTGCCGGGACTGGCAACGGCTGCTGACTTACTCTCGCCAAGCGTGTTGGCGATCGCGTCATTGTTGGTCTTCGTAGTGAACAGATCGAAGCCGCCGTTGTTGTAGAAAATTGCCGCGTCAGAGAGCGAGCCGTTGTTGACTGTGCGCAGCTTGAGTCTGCCAGAGCGAGTCGCGTCAGTGAAGTCAACCCACTGAGCTTCGATGCTTGCGATGGTGCGATCGAGTGTCGTGCTCGATTCGCCTTGCAGCAAAATGCCGACACCGAAGCTGTTGTTGTTGACTGCGCCGCTCGTGTTATGACTAAGCGTCAACGCTTGAACGATGCCAGTCGTCGCATCGCTGATCTTGATCGACTGCAATGCTACAAGTGCAAGATCAACGTTCGTCAGCAGATCGATCGTGCCGCTGCCGGTGATGGGACCGCCCGTGATTGGCGAGTTTGTGTTGATCTGCGTGACTGTGCCGGTGCCGCCAGCTGAGACCCATGAGCGCACACCTGCAGTTGTCGATGAAAGCACCATACCGTTGCTGGCCGGATTGCCCAGCGCTGGTTCGTAAGCAGGGACGCCAGTCAGTTTGCTCCACGCGAGTGAAGTGATCCATGACGGGTTCGCGTAGCTACCGCTCAGCGAAACATAGAATGACGAGTAGTCACCAGCTGCTGCACTGATCGCACCTGTGCGACCGAACACGCTCGTGACAATGTCTGCTGGCATCTGAAAAAAGCCGCGAACGTTGTTCGTGTCGATGCCATAAAAACGAAGCGTGCCAGCTTCAAGACCGCTCGTCGGGTCAACTACATCGTTGACGAGCTTGATCGTGTTCGTCGTGCGCGTGAGCGATTGCACAAAGCTCAGTGGCACTTCGTAGAATGCCGCGTAGTCGCCTGCTTGCGCGACAATCGCGCCCGTTCGACCAAAAACAGAACTGACTGCTGCAGCTGTAGCGAGATCGAAAGCGAAAAGACAGTCAGTGTTGTTGTTGATTGCTGAGCCGCCGCCAGTGACGTAGCTCACTGGGATTTGAAACCAGCTTGTGTTGTCCGTCGCCGCTCCTGTTACTGAGAACCGAGCGTAGTTGGCGGAGTTGGCGCGATCTTGAACCGTGAAGATGTCGCCGTTGCGAAGCTCTTTGAACAGATTCGATCTGTCAGTGTTGTTTGTGGTGTTCTTGGAAATCGCAAGCTGCGTTGCGCTGACGAAAGTCGCAGCATTGATGCGAAACTTCCCCGTGCCCGGATCAGCCATCGTGGTGACGTTTGCATAGTTCCAGATGCCTTCGTTGGTGCTAACGACTGTCTGCCAGCCGACGTCATAATCAGTGTTGCTGTTCTTGCCCAAGACTTGGCCGGTCACGCCAGCTGGCGGAATCGCGTGCAGCTGATAAAAGCCGCGCACATTGCTGACGTTGATCCCGTAGTAGCGATCTGTGCCAGCAAGCGGATCGCTTGTTGGGTCAGCGACATCATTCACGAGATGAACCGTGTTTGTCACGCGCACGAGCGATTGATTGAACGTGAGCGGCACTTCTGTCGCAGGTGCGCCTGTGATCTTCGACCACGCGAGCGAAGTGATCCACGATGGGTTCGCATAACTGCCGGTCAGTGACGCGTAGAACGCTGCATAGTCGCCTACTTGCGCGACAATGTCGCCAGCGCGCCCGAAGACTGAGCTGACGGGAATCGAGCCGAGCGGTTGATAGTATGCAGCATAGTCATCCGGCTCTGCGACAATCGCGCCGAGTCGACCGAACACACTCGTCACGGGCGCATCTGCGACGCTGCCCGGCGGTCCCTTGATGTTGCCTGCAAGCTCCCAGCTCATCGTTTGCCTACCTTTCTCCAGCCTGTTGGCGCTGCGACTTGGTATTGAAAGACGTCGCCGCTCGTTGTGTTGAGATACATGTCTTGATCTTTCGGGGCTGGCGTGCCCACCCATGTCGCTGGCGGGTCGCTCGTGCCGACGAACCACAGACTGCCGCGCTCGCCTGTTGCGCCTGTCGCACCCGTAGGTCCCGGCGGCCCCGGCACTGGCACGTTCATCGGCGGAAGCGCCTGTTTGACGCGTGTTGGAGTTTCATCGAAAGCGATTGTTTTTTCATACGGCTTGTTTGTCCCATAGATCACGTTCTTGATTTTCAGCTGCAGTTTCACGATCAGATGACCATTGAGCGCGTCGCTGTAGTCGAAGTCGATGTTCATCACTTCAACGCGCGGCTCCCAGAAATAAAGCGCGTCGAGAATCGCGACGACTTTTTTCGATGCTTCATCGATCGGCAGATCAACGATCGTCTGATCAAGACCGAGTGTGCGCTCAAGCGCTGCGCTATAGAGCGGCGTCGCGAGAATCGTTTTCACGTTCTGAAAAATCTCGATGTAAGAGATCGCGCCGAAGTCGATCACTTCAAAGCTGAGCATGTTGAGCGGGATGCCGTCAGCGTCTACGAACTGCACGCGCCAGTTCGCGCCGAGAGCAGCTGTGCCCGTGTGTTCAGGTAGCGTCGCTGTGATAGGCATCAGAATGCACCTCCAAAGCCCGGAATGCCGAGCGCTGACAGACCGCCCATCTCTGCAAACGGAATGTATTCTTTGAAGCTCGCGTGCAGCTCGACTGCAATCAGCTTGCCGCCCGGCAGCCAGTGCTTGTGCTGCTCGCTCAGATCAGTGATCACGAACAGCGACAGACCCGGGCCCATCGGTTTGCTTCCGATGATGAGCGGCGCTGCCATCGCGTTCTCATGATAAAAGTGCCACTCTGCGAGGATCGAGTTCGGATCGCCGCACCAGCTCGCGTTCAAGTGAAAGTTCATCTCAAGCTCGACGAGATCATTGCCAAGCACACCAAGCAGGACTACGAGAAGGTCCGAACCGACACGGAACGTGACTACTTCATGTCCTCAGAAGAGGCAAAGACGTACGGAATCATTGACCGGGTGATCACGGAGCACTAGCTTCGCCCCTGCGGAGATCGACCAGCGCATGGCCCGACCGACCGATAGCAACGAACAGCTGCTCTGCAGTTTCTGCGGCAAGAGCCAGCGGCAGGTCAAGAAGCTGATCGCCGGACCCGGCGTCTACATCTGCGACGAGTGCATCGATCTCTGCAACGAGATCATCGACGAGGAGCTCACCGCTCCGCCGTCGTTCGACCTCGAGAACCTCCCCAAGCCGCGCGGG